ACTTTAGTGCCGTCGCTACTACTGGCAACCCGAACATGGTTGACGATACTGCTTCGTTGCAATGCAGCTTCCCTATCGTCCTACTTAGCCTCAGCGGCGCTATCTCGCAAGATGATAGCCCGACCGAGATTTCGATTAACTATCGAATCTCGGACACCCCCACCAACCTTTTTGGCTTGACTGACTTCTGATCGTTTGCGGATTGTCACACAGCGGGGCTTCGGTCCCGCTTTTTCATGCCTTGACCCGGTGCTATGATTCCCTCGTTGCAACATCCTTCCCATGGCCAAAAACGTCAAAGAACTGCTCAAGGCAACTCGCCAACGTCGCAAAGTGGAGATCACGCTATCCACTGGCGCTACATTTGATATGTATTTTATGCCGCTGACCGAAGCGGAAGACGAAAAAATCAGGGAAGCAGTCAAGACCGATAATAGCACCAATGCCTACGGCTTGCGCGTGCTGATTCTTCGTGCCGAGTATGAAGACGGCGAGAAAATGTTTGACCCAGTTACCGACAAGGGCGTAATGCGCCAGGAGTATGCCAAGGCAGACTTGACTACCATGATGGAAGCCTTGGTCTTCAATGGGGGGATGCTGGCAAGCCAGGACTCCAAAAGCGATCAAGGAGGCGATAAAAAAGGATTCGGCCCTGATGCTTAGACTTGCGTTATGCAAAGTGCTCGGAAAGACGCTTTCCGAGCTTGAGCGCGACGCAACTCAGGATGACATAATTATGCACGCTGCATACGAAGAGATCCTGGCCGATCAGATACCAGCCGTCCCACAGGCCAGCCAACCCAGGAGGCGCTAAGGTGGGACACTGGCGCCGGGACGGGAAGTGGCTGATTATCGGGGGCTAATTAGTGTTGGCGTACAAGGTCTTGGCGAGATTCGCCAACTTAACGCAGCGCTTGAAAGAGCTAACCAGCTATACGGCAACCTTGAAAGCGCACAGCTTAACGTAGGCCAGATTGCGCAATCTGCCACTCGCAACGTCAACAGAGCCGCCGGTCGCAGGGCGCAAGCAGGGCGCGATCTTTCTAGCGCTAGTCGCACTGTCGGAAACGTGGCAATGCGCCGCGATTCTGATACTGGCCGCTTTGTTGCTGGCGGGCCAAACGCTACGGCGCGAAGACTGGCAAACTCTCAACTACGGCTTGCCCAGCGTGACGTAAGGGAGTCAGATCGAGCCTTAAGGGAAGAACTGCAAAACCGCCGCTTAGTTACCGCTGCCGAGCGTAGATACGCAAAAGCGCTCAATCGTACTAGCAATATCCAGGAAAACATACAGCGCAGGGGCGTAGATGCGGCCACCCAAGTAGCAAGCGCTTCGGCAGGCATTGGTAACGCAAGTCGTGGCAATTATCTTACCAATCTATACCAAGGCCGGCAACGGGAATTTGCGCGAGGCGGCGCTGGCACGGGCTTAAGCCCAGAGCTACAACAACAGGCCCGTAACGTCCGTGGCGCCTGGGATCTAGCGACTGCTGGCGGCAGAGAAAATCTGCAACTAATGCAGCGAGTCGCCACCGAAATGGCGGGCTTATTGCGCCAGCAAAACGAGCTAAACCGTGGTCGCACTGGGCGGTCTACCGGCTTCGAGACGGGTAGACGCGGCCAGGAAAGGATCACCGCCCTGTCTGCGATGCCGGGAGCAGACCCAGCGCGAATTAGAAGGCTTCGCTCGCAAGCAACAGATGTAATTTCCGCCAGCAATACGGGCGACATTGCAGGCTCACGCGCAGCGACGTTGCGCATGAATGCTTCGATTGGCAGATATACACGCGAACTAAATGCGGCAGCGGCAAGTTTACGAGCTGCAATGAGTCGTGGCGGGCCAAGCCTGCCCATTCGTGGCGGCGCTCAGATGGCCGGCTCCCCTGCCTACATGGATCGACTGGCGCGGCTTGGCGGCCCAAGAGAAAGCATCAGCGGCAGAAAGGATCTAGTTGGCTCGCCGGCCTACTACGAAGAGCAGCAGCGGCAACTGCAGAGGGCTATTAACAGGGGCGGCCCAAGAGAAAGCGTAAAAGGAAGAAAGGATCTACCCGGCTCGCCGGCCTATGTTGAGGCACAGCGAAAAGAGGCTGATCGCGTAGCACGCTTGCAGGCCAGGGACAATGAACGCGCTTTGCGGGAACAGCAGGCGGAGCGCAATCGTATTGCACGTTTACGCCAAATTGCAAGTCCGATCCGTGGCACTGCCACAATGGTTGGCTCTCCTGCATACTTGGATGCCCAAGCGAGAGCCCAGAAAGCTGGTCAGCCTGTCGGGAGCCGTGGCCCAGCTTCGCCTATCGGCGGCACCAAGACGATGGTGGGCTCACCGGCCTATCTGGCAGAGCAGAAACGCCAGCAAGGTCAAAGGGCCTTCTTTCAGGGCGATGCACGCAGCGCAATCGGTGACGCGCTGATCGGTGGCGCCTTCCCGGCACTGTTCGGGCAGGGCCTTGGCGCATCGACGGGCGGCGCAGCCGGTGGCCTTGTGGGCGGCCTGGCAGGCGGCAACTTTGGCTTTGGCCTATCGCTGATCGGCACAGCGATAGGCCAGGCGGTTGACACTACAGTAAATAATTTAACTGAACTTGCCGATGCAATTAGAAGCCCAAGCAAAGCGCTCGATGCTTTAGAGAAAAGCGGCCTTGCCTCTAGCAGGGGCCTTGAACAAACAAGGCTTTACGTTGACCAACTAACTGCGGTCGGTCGTTCTTACGATGCGCAGACACTGGTACTCCAGGAAGTACAAAAGCGCCTTGGCCCTGGCTCGCTAACTGAGCTAGGGAAGCTCGATACGGCACAGCAAAAAGTACAGGAGCAGTTTGGGTTAATAGCTTCGGAGATACAGGTGCGGCTACTGCCTGTTCTCCAGGGCTTCGTAGAGTTTATCGGTAACGCTGCTGGCGATATTTCCGGTTTCTCCAGTCAGAGCAGAACGCAAAGGCTTGACCCTAAAACGTTTGAGAGGCTTCGCTCTCAAGCCATCAAGGAAACCTCAGGCCCTATGGGCATGTTTGGTAACAAAGGTAAATACGATGCCAGGCTTAACGAGCTATCCAAGCAAGAGCTTGCTAAGCGCTTCGCCAACGAACGGGCGCAAGTACCGCAAACGCCGCAGGAAAAACTTGCTGGCGAAATGGCGCAGATCCAGGAGTCGCGCAAGATTGCCGACCAAATACAATCGGCCTACCGTGAAGCGTTCGGCCTGCAACGGCAAGCGTATGACTTGCAACGTGATGGCGCGAAACTAAATAAAGACATTGCTAATTATAGCTACAAAAAGGAACGCGAGATATTTGACTTGCGCCAGCAAGCGGCAGAGAAGCAGATTGAGAATAATCGCGCCAGGGCACAAAACCGCATCGAAAGTAGCGATCTGAATGCTCGCCAAACGTTTGCGGCGGCTGTTGGCTTTGAACAGCAACTGCTAACAAATGTGCGCGAAGTAGTGCGCTCCAGAAAGGAAGGCGAAGCTGATATTGAGCAGTCAAGAAACAGGCTTGAGCTTGCGATGGCGAAGCTCAATCGTGATGTTGAGGATTACAAGCGCACAAATGCACGCGAAATAGAAGACATTGAGCAACGCAAGCTCTCCTATGTGCGCTCAGTAGAAGATTACAAGATGAAGGTCGCGGATCATGTCCGTGATCGCGCAAGAGAAGCCGCTGATTTAATGCGCCAGGCAATGACGCTGCCTGATATGGGTGCTGCTACTGCTGCGCCTGGCGGCGGTGGGTCTGTTGGCGGAAGCAAGTTAAGCCGACTAATAGGAAGCGTTGAGAGTTATGGCGGCAATTATGGCGCTTTTAATCGTGGCGGCAGCAATAGCGGCCACACGGCGCACGGCAGCGGCGTAGACTCAAGTCTTGTCAACATGACAATCGCTGAAATTCAGCGTCGTCAGTTAGCGCCAGGAGTGCCAGCCGGTCAACAGTTGCACGCTGTAGGCAAGTATCAAATTATTGGTAGCACAATGCGTTCCCTGTTGCAGGGGAACTATGGCCCGACAGGGGTAAGCGCGTCCGACCGCTTCACGCCAGAGGTGCAGGAAAGGCTTGGATCTGCGCTGGCACGCAATCGAGTTCAGGGGCGCTCTGTTGAGCAAGGAATGCGAGGACTCCGCCAAGAATGGATCGGACTGCAAAACGTAAGCGACGCAAGACTGCGTGAAGCCGTAATTGAGCTGCAAAAAACTGGTAACATTCAAAGCCAGACTGCAACACAAATTAGCAACATTCCCGGCCCTAAGTTCAGTCCGGTCCCTATTGGCCCTACCCCTTCTATCGCGCCGGTCAATGCCGCCAACTTAGCGGCAAACTTACAACTCAAAGGCGGCACCAGGGAAGCGCAACAAATCCTAGAAGAGCAAAATAAGCTCAAGCAAAAAGGTATTGAACTTGGTCAAATTGAGCAAATACTACAAGCCAGCCAACTGCCGCAACTCAGGCAACAAAGCGACACGCTTAAACAGCAGATTGAAGCAAGGCAAAAGATTCTTGACCTTAGCGATAGCGCTGCTTCGGTTGCTGATATTGAGGCGGAGAGCAAGTCTCGGCTTAAGCAGATTGAGCTAGACCGTGTTAGCGCTCTTGCTAGCGCCAAAAAGAAGTATGGCGACGATCCTGCAATCGCTAAGCAAATTAACCTTCAAGCTGGCAAGGCGACGGAGATCGCCAAGAATGAAGAGAAACAGCGCCGCATAAACCTTGATCTCAATAATAAGCTGCAAAATCAAGAACGGGCTCGCTCTGCCATCCTGCAGTTACAGGAAACACTAGCAACCGGCAAAGCGGAAGCTGCTGCACTGGAACGCGGCAAGCTACAGGCGAGCAATGTCGAATTGCTTAAGGCTTCTGAGCTTTATCAGCGTGCAAGTGAAGCTGAAAAGGCTAAACTAGCCTTGCTTACAGCGCAAACCGAAGAGCTTGGCAAGCAAAATGAGTTCCGCAAGCGTATTAACGAAATCAGAAACGAAGCCCGATTCACTGGCGCCGGCCTGCGTGCAGGGATGATCGGAGCGCCAGCACGGGCTTTTGAGGAGGAGATGAAGCGCTCTGGCAATATCGACCGGGCCACTGGCTTGGCCAACGAAACCAAGCTGCTTGAAAATCAGCAACTTGTTTGGGGCAACCTCGAAAAGAATATCGTTGCTACGTCTGACGCTATCTCCGGCGCATTAACAAATGGCTTGGTAAGCATTGTCGATGGTTCCAGAAAGATTGAAGACGTAGGACGCGACATGCTAAGGGCTGTTTCTAGCAGTTTTGCCGATTCAGCGCAACAACAGCTAACCACGCTGCTACAGCGTCAAATGGGCGGACTATTCCAGGCCATAGCGTCTCAGGGGCTGCTCTCCGGCCTTGGCGGCGCTGGAGCTGGCGGGCTGGGCGGCGGCCTTGGCGCGGCGCTCTCCGGTTCCCTCGGCAACATCGGCGCGAGCTTTGCGTCTGGCCCTACCTTCGGCGGCTTCATGGCCAAGGGCGGAACCACTAAGGCCGGCGAAGGTTATATCGTAGGCGAGAAAGAGCCAGAGTTCTTCTTTCCTGGCGTCACTGGCCGGGTTGTCCCACGTTCCGACATGCAAAAAGCAGAAGCATTGCGTAATAGTGGAAGCGAATCGGATTCTCTTGACATTAGCTATACTGTCAGGGAAGAAAAGGGAGAGCGTTACGTTACAGAAGATCAGCTACGCAAGAGTAATGCTATGGTTGAAAGGCGAGCGTTTGCCAAGACCATTAACGGCATGAAGAACAATGGCGCCCTTCGTGATTCAATTAACATATAATGATCGACGTAACCCATTACATCGAGTTTCTTGATGCTACTGGCGCTCCGTTGCCGTTGCCGTTACGCTATCAACCTTTCTTCATTGGAGAGAATAGAACGTTTAACGGACTGGAGTACAAGTTTAGCCCTTACAGTATTGCCGGCGACCTGTCAACCGATGGCAACGAAAGCGGAGACTATGAGCTAATTGCGCCAGCAAACATTATCTCAACCGCAAAACTATGGCAAGCGTCTGAGGATTTATTGCTTGCCAAGATTTCGACTGTGCTACTTGTCGGCACGCCACCATCTAGCGTAAACGGATACCCGACATGGAGCGAGTTAAACTTCCTAAGCTCAACCTTTTGCGTTTGCGATACCTTTAGTTATGTCGATGCCGTGCCTGGAGAAGAAGTAGCATTCTCTGTTGTTTCCCTAAAACTTGGCAATCCGCTTAATTTTGTCAC